GGAGTAGTGGCCACGTTGGTGGTGACAAGGTTGTTGAAGGAGTTGGAACATCCGAGCGTAGAATTAACAGTGAGTTGTGGTTCCACTGGAAAAGAGGCGACCATCTGAGGGAAGCCATTAACGCCGGACGCGCTTTTTGGGGACTGTGGGGCATGCACGACTATGCGCATTCCTCCTCGATACCAAGCGAACATTGGCATAATGAGGTTGTACCATTCAGGGAAAGGAACGGACTTGAGGAACACGCCAGCGTTGTCGAGACTGTGATGGACGTCGTGGACGCGGATGACGGTGTGGGGTTTGTGTAAGACATTGAAGAAACTGAGACGTTTAAGATGCTGACGTAGAGAGGTGATCGGTTCAGAGGAGCCAAACTGGGACGAGTTGGAGGTCTGAGGCGGTCGTGAGGCGCCAATACCAGACTGGCTCTTGTAAGTGAACGTGCTACCTGGTGTATAGGACTCAAGGTAGACGGGGGACTCGGCGCCTGCGACTTCAAAGTCTGGACAGGCAGAGATCTCGATGAAAAGGTCAATGTTGTTGGCGACGACATTCGGAGCGCGAAGAACGTCTTTGACATAGCAGAACAGAGTCCCGTAAGATTCTGTGAAGGACATGAACTGCTTGGTAGACACATATGGAACTGTGAATTCATAGACGTCGCGTTCCCGGATATCGACGAGGTCGGAGTGAACGAAGGGGAAATCGATCACAGGATCAAGAGTGGTGGCACCTGTCTGGTCTGGGACAAAGCCAAACAGGAGACGACCAGAGTGCATCTCGGTTTTGACGAAGTGTATAGTGAACTTGAGACTACCTCGCCAATACCGGTGAAGACTCGCCATGTAGTGGCATGGCACGGGCTGTGTGATCGTGTATCCCGAAGTTGTGTTGGTGACCGCAAGTTGGGAAATGTTCAATGGCTGGGCGAACAGCTTGGAGTTGATGGCAGCTGATGTAGCCCAGTTGATGGTTGAGAAATAGGCGGGGCGTTGAGCGATGTGGGAGATAGCAAGTTCATCGACACCAGTGGGGTTGATGCCGCTGAACGAACTGGTCTGAGACTCCCGAGTCATGGCCAATACCTGCGCCTTAGACTCACCATCACAAGTGGACATGCCATAGCGATGACGGGGCGTGATGATGGTGGGGTCGCCATTGTCGCGCGCGTTGGAGAAACCGAAGATCTTGGCAACTCCTGCGGCTTTGGCAGCAACCCAGGAGGCAGCACCCGCCGCGGGTCCAACAAGTGGGACATCTTTGAGCATTCCGGCGGCGGTGGCCACTTTGGTGAGCGTGGAGGAAATAGGCATCTCCCTGGCGGCCACCGAGCGACCAGATTGACTGTAGAAGTGCGCACCAGAAGTGGTTCCGATGAGCTCATTGTTCTCGCAGTGCACGAAAACATTCCAATCAAAATTGTTGTCGCCGGCAGCTGTCTGGAGAGTGGAGGCGATGGCAATGACGAGAGCGCCCATGTCGTGGGTGTTGGGGCCAGTACCATCAGTGGTAGGCCAGATGCGGTAGAAAGGATGCCATTGCGCCCAGGGGACGCGCAGGATGGCCTCCGATCTCCCACCATTGATGTTTAGTTTGACGTGGCGAGTTTGGGTAAGAGCAGTCATTGAGGACGTGGGGTCGAGAAGGGTCGTAGGAGGGAAGAAAGACATAATGAGCATACACTGTTGCAAGCGCTCGGCATTGACAACGAGACGGAAAACGAGGTCTCCTCGCCATCCGTAGATTCCTTCGAGCTTGCGAGAGTAGTTGATGAGGTTGAAGAGTGCTGACGGGAAGTACTTCGTAGAGAAACCTGAAGCAGGGGTTGTGACGGCTGTAAGGCCAGTGGAGGCGGAATCGGTTGTGGCGATGAGGCCACCCATGATGTTGTAGGGTTTTTCGAGAAAGGAAGGAAGAGTCGCGGTGTGTCGGTCTGAAAGATGTTCGATGGGAGGCTTGACGGGATAAGGAGCAGTGACATCAGATTGAATGAGGCAAGAGTCGTTGTCAAATTTTGTGGTAGATGAAGTGGCGGTCGGAGATTCAACGCATTGGAGGTCTTGGGCGGATGATGAGCCTAATTCCTCGTTGCCGCTTGAGGGTGCGGCTCCCTGTTCGATTGAGCTAGCAGTGGTCTTGCTTAGCCGAGACCTTACCACTAAGGATCTCGGTGCACTCAGGTTGGCTGGACTTTGTGGCGTCGTCCTGCTCCGTGAGGCTAAATAGCCCGGCGCTTCGCTTGTTCTGCATCACTAGTGATTTGGAGTCCTGAGATTTGTATTCACTAAGCGGGTAACCAAGAACAGAGGCAGAGAAAATCTGGGGGTTAGCGCACCCATGACGACGGTATTGAAACAACCGATAGTCACGGGTGGCCAACATGGGGATGCCACACTCAGAGAGCTTGAGCGCGGCGGCGATGTTGTCATACTCACGGTAAAAGACTGCAGGCCCATGGGAGGCATACTCGGCAAGGGCAGTGTCAATATTCGTGAGCATTTGGGAACGTGTGGAGACGTGTTGATTCTCTTTGTGCATCCATAGAAGCATATTCTTGATGGACGAGAGATTCAGGGGGGCGATGTAGCGGTTTATCTCAGTATCAAAATGAAAACCGCGCTGGAGGAAAGTGAGCTCTTCGAACGGGGTGAAATCGTCCGTTAGCTCTTTATCTTTCTTGGCAGGGGTGTAACGCATGCCCATGTCGGCGAGAACTTCACCCACCTTGCGGGGGGTGAACTCAAGCTTGCAGGCATCGGAAACACTGAGGACATGATCATCGCCAAAGCAGACTGCCCGGACAAATTGTGTGAAGTCGAGGGCCTTTGAGGGACAGAGAATGGCGAAGGCGTAGGCCAGGATAGTGAGAGTGTATTGCGAATTGCACTCGCTGGTCATGGGCTGGCCGGAGGGATTGGAGTGAAGCATTTGATAAATCAATGTAAC